GGCAAGGTTGTCAAGTCTCAGAAACAAGCCATCGCAATTGCATTATCTGAGGCTGGTAAGGCGAAGAAGAAATGAAACAAGGTCTATATGCCAATATCAATGCCAAACAAGCAAGAATTAAGGCTGGCTCTGGCGAAAAGATGCGTAAGGTTGGTAGCAAAGGTGCGCCAACTGCTGAAGCATTTAGACAGTCGGCTAAAACCGCAAAGAAACCAAAAAAGGTGAAGTAGATGAAATCTCCAACTTGGCAAACAAAAGCTGGTCAAAATCCAAAAGGCGGCTTGAATGCCAAGGGAAGAGCGTCTTATAATAGTGAAACTGGTGGTAATTTAAAAGCACCAGTTAAATCGGGGGATAACCCCCGTAGAGCAAGTTTCTTGGCTCGCATGGGCAATATGGCTGGTGCAGAGTACAAGAACGGAGAACCGACTCGATTGCTTCTTTCGCTGAAGGCTTGGGGTGCTGATTCCAAGGCTGACGCAAAGGCAAAGGCTAGAGCAATTTCATCAAGAAATAAGGCGAAGGCAAGCAAATGAGAGCATTATCGGTTGGAGTTAGTCCCACAGCGGCAGTAGACACAACAGTCTATACGTGTCCAAAGGGCTACTACGCCAAATTTACTGTAATGTACATTCACAATACAGGCGGCTCTACCAAGCACATAACTGTTCAATGGTTTGACGCAAGTGCTAGTAGCACTCTTGATATATTAACTTCTTACACCCTTACATCAAAAAACTATCTTCAGTTTGATGGTGGTGCGTATATTGTTCTTGAAGAAGATGACAAAATCAAAATAACTACTGAGTCGGGCAGTACATTCAGTTTTATAGCAACCTTTGAAGAAATAGGATTGACAAGACAATGACCTACTTAGAACTGATTAACGATGTCTTGGTTCGGTTGCGTGAGACAACAGTCTCTACTAACGCAGAAACCTCATATTCCACCCTGATTGGCAAGTTTGTCAATGATGCCAAGCGTCAAGTAGAAGATGCGTTTGGTTGGAATATCTTGGGTCAAACCATCACAGTCACCACAGCATCTAGTACTGCTTCCTACTCCCTTACAGGGGCTGGTCAGAAGTTCCAAGTGCAAGATGTTATCAACACAACAAGCAATATAAGTCTCACAAACATCAACTTTGTGGACATGAATCGCAAGCAAAACTTCCTCCCATTGGTGAACGCAATTCCAACTGAGTTTGCCTTTGATGGCGTGGATGGCTCTTACGATACTAAAGTCACCCTGTTCCCAATACCTAATGGCGTATACACAATCAAGTTTTCCTTGGTTGTCCCGCAAGCCACATTGTCTGCGGATGGTACTGTGGTGAAAGTGCCTGATGTGTTGGTGGCACAAAATGCCTATGCTCGTGCATTGGTTGAGCGTGGTGAAGATGGTGGACTAACCTCCTCAGAGGCTTATGGGCTATACAGATCAATGCTGTCAGACTATATTGCTCTTGAGGGTACTCGTTATCCTGAGACAGGGGAGTTTGTAGCAACATGAGCCAAGCAATCCAAACAAACAGCATTTCAGCCCCAGGCTTCTACGGGTTAAACACCCAAGACTCGCCCTTGGATTTGAACGCTGGTTTTGCGCTTGTTGCCACCAATTGCATCATTGACCAATACGGACGCATTGGTTCACGTCAAGGGTGGTCTAGGGTCAACTCATCTAGTGGTGACTTAGGTGCTAATGATGTCAAAGTTATCCATGAGTTAATCCAAGCAGATGGTTCTTTAACTGTGTTGTTCGCTGGCAACAACAAGTTATTCAAACTAGGAGCATCCAATGTTGTTACAGAATTGACCTACGGGGGAGGGGGGTCTGCCCCTACCATCGCGGCAAGCAACTGGCAATGTGTATCATTAAATCAAATTACATACTTTTTCCAATCTGGGTATAACCCATTGATATACGACCCTGCCGTAAGTACAACTACTTATAGACGTGTGTCTGAGAAAACTGGTTATGTTGGAACTGTGCCTGACGCAAACATTGCGTTGTCTGCCTATGGAAGATTGTGGGTGGCAACTACAACGTCCAACAATTCAACTGTGTCATTTAGTGATCTAACTGCGGGGCATATTTGGGCTACTGGTACTTCTGGTAGTTTGGATGTCTCTAGGGTATGGCCTAACGGCTCAGATGAGATTACGGGCTTGGCGGCTCACAATGGCTTCCTGTTTATCTTTGGTAAGCGTCAAATCTTGGTTTATGCCAATGCAACCACTCCATCCACAATGACCTTGAGCGACACAGTCGAGGGTATAGGTTGTATTGCTAGGGACAGTATTCAAACAACGAGTACAGATGTTTTGTTCTTGTCTAACTCTGGTGTCAGATCGTTGATGAGAACAATTCAAGAGAAGTCTGCGCCTGAGAGAGACTTGTCTAAGAATATACGTAACGACTTGATGGGAACTGTGGCTGGCGAGACGTTAGCCAACATTAAGTCTGTTTACTCTGAGAGACAAGCGTTTTACTTGTTGGTAACCCCAAGCATTGACACTACATGGTGTTTCGATACAAAGGCTTTCTTGCCCGATGGTGCGGCAAGGGTTACGACTTGGGACTCTATCACGCCAAAATCTTTGCTCTCTAAGAGAGATGGCAGTTTGTTGGTTGGACAGAATGGTTATATCGGCTTGTATAACACCTACCAAGATTACAACGAAGCGTATCGCTTTTTGTACTACACAAACCATGCAGACCTTGGTGATCAGAATGTAACTTCTATTTTGAAGAAGTTGTCGATTGTGGTGATTGGTGGAACAAACCAAGATGTGACATTTAAGTGGGGCTTTGACTTTAAGACCAACTATTTGTCAGATAACGCAAGTATTCCAGAGCAAGATGTTTACTACTATGGCATTGCTGAGTATGGTGCAAATGCGACTACTGTTGCGTATTACTCTGATGGTGTTGCTTTGCAGACATTGAATGTTTCTGCGTCTGGTGCGGGTAAGGTTGTACAAACAGGGTATGAGGCTGACATCAATGGTACAGCCTTGTCTATACAGAAAATTGAGATTCAAGCCAAGCGTGGCAAAGTAAGTTAAAGGAGATTATCTTGTCTGATTACACAAAAAGCACGAACTTTGCTACCAAAGATAACCTATCTTCTGGCAATCCTTTAAAGATTGTCAAGGGTACTGAGATTGATACAGAGTTCAACAACATTGCTACGGCTGTTGCAACCAAGGCAGATTTAGCATCTCCTACCTTTACTGGTACGCCTACATTGCCAACAGGCACGATTGCGGTTACTCAGAGTTCTGGAAGCAATACAACTACGATAGCAACTACTGCGTTTGTTCAGGCGGCAATTGCTTTGCTTTACCCTGTTGGCTCAGTCTATACAAATGCTAGTGTCAGCACAAACCCAGGCACTCTTCTTGGCTTTGGTACTTGGACAGCATTTGGTGCAGGTCGTGTTCCTGTTGGTTTTGATTCTGGTAATGCGTTGTTTGATAGCGCAGAAGAAACTGGTGGTAGCGCAGATGCTATTACTGTAAGCCACACCCATACGGCTACTTCTACTGATTCTGGTCATACACACACAACGACATGGAACAACATTGATGACTTTCAAACTGGGTCAAATTCGCCAGGTGCTGAACAATCTCCAGACAATGCGCAAGGAACATTTAATATCACATCAAACAGTGGAACTGCAAACATCACTACAACAGTTGCATCTACTGGCTCTAGTGGCACAAATGCTAACTATCAGCCATACATAACTGTCTATATGTGGAAGAGAACTGCATGATTACGCATCACTTTTCTGACGGGCTATATGCCAAAGAAACGCACATTGAGGCGGGGCAGATGCTCATGCAACATAAACACAACTATTCCCATTTTGGGATTCTTGCCAAGGGTAAGGTTGTGATTGTTAAAGAAGGTGATATTCAAATTGTGGAAGCACCTGCTTGTGTTGACATAAAGGCTGGTGAGAATCATGGTGTTAAAGCCATCACCGATGTAGTTTGGTATTGTGTTCATGCCACGGACGAGAAAGACCCGTCTAAAGTGGATGAAGTTTTAATTAAGGGAGAATAATATGCCTTGGATAATACCTGGCGGCGCAGTAGTTGGCGGCTTAATGGCTGGTGAGTCTGCTAAGAGTGCGGCAGAGACTTCTGCTAACGCTCAAAGAGAAGCGGCTCAGATGGCGGCAGATGCCTCCAGATTCCGTCCTGTCGGTGTAACTACTCGTTATGGTTCATCACAGTTTCAAGTAGGGCCTGACGGGAACTTGATTAGTGCAGGGTATAACGTATCTCCTGAATATCAAGCCTATCAACAACAGTTATCTGGTTTGATGGGGCAACAGATACAGCAAGGATTAGGCGCACAACAACAATATGCTCCTTTGACAAGTGCGGCAGGTGGATTGTTCAACCTTGGTCAACAGTATTTGGCTCAGTCTCCTGAACAAGCGGCTCAGAAATACATGGAACAGCAACAAAATTTGCTTGCTCCTAGCCGTGAAAGACAATTTGCACAGTTGCAAAACCAGTTATTCCAAACAGGTCGTGGTGGTTTATCAGTTGGGGCTACTGGTGAAAGACCTAGTGGTGCGGCAGGATTAGGTGCTACTACTCCTGAAATGGAAGCCTACTACAACGCATTGGCACAACAAGATGCGGCTTTGGCGGCACAAGCACAGCAGGCTGGTCAACAACAAACTGCTTTTGGTGCAGGATTGTTTGGCACAGGTGCTAACTTGCTTGGAAGTTACCAACAAGGTCAAGTTGGTGCATTAGCACCATTCCAATCAGCATTGAGCGCACAAAGTGGCATTGAGCAACTTGGTCAACAGCCTTTGACATTAGGTGCTGGTTTAGGTGGTCAAGCGGCGGCTTATGGTGCTGGAGCAGGAAGATTCTTGTATGGTGGAGGAATGGGTGCGGCAGGAACAATGCAAGAAGCAAATGCTTACAACCCATACGCAAACGCATTGATCAACGCATCTACAAATCCACAAGCAAGTGGCATTGGAAATTGGATTCAAGGACAAGCATTAAATGCACAGTATGGTGCAGGAAATGTATATGGCAAATATGGACAAGGCGCACAGCCTACACAAAGCCAATGGTCTAATATGTGGGATGTTGAAGGAGGAATATGATGGCAACAGATTCAATAGTAGGTGGATTGTTCGGAATAACTCCAGAGGCCTATCAACAAGAGCAAAATCAAAGAGCATTAGGACAAGCGGCTCAATTTGCTCGAATGAGTCCTTTTGAACTTGCCAAAACAGGAATTGGCTATGGTGCTAATCGTTTAGCAGGTGCTATTGGTGGAGCATTGGGTGCTGAAGACCCTCAGTTACGTTTGATTAGCGCACGAAATGCTGTAATGCGTGAGGTTGATCCAAATAATCCTGAGTCAATAATGGCTGGCGCACAAAAATTAGCACAAGTTGATCCTGAAGGTGCTAATTCTTTGGCTAATTCTGCTAGAGAGGCGGCATTTAAGTTGTCACAAGTTAGCAAAAATATGCGTGAGCGTCAGGGTGCAGAGCCTATTCAACAACTTATTAGGGCTGGTAAATACACTCCTGCAAGCGTTGCTGAGTATGAAAGAACTGGTGATATTGGGAAATTAGTTTCTATTGAAAAACCAGAGAATATGCCAAGCATGGTGCAAGAGTATCAATTTGCTAAAACTCCTGATGGCGGTGGATTTAAAGGATCATTCCAAGACTTTGTTACGGCTCGTGCTTTGGCATCACGCCCACCTGGTCAACCTCGTGCAGAGCAACCTCCTGTTGCCGTTGTTGATCCAAATACAAACAAAGTAATATTTGTTGATAGGGCAACTGCAATTGCAAATAAGATGACACCTGCATCTTCAATGGAAGGCTTGCCTCCAAAAGAAATACAGGCTCGTGAAGCCAAATATCCACAGGCTAAAACTGCTGTTGCATCATTTCAAACTAGCGCAGAAAAGTTGGCAAGTGATTTAGAAACTTTAGCAGACAGCAAAGGCTTAGAGGGCATTACAGGTCTGATTGGTGGACGCACACCTGCGATTACCAAAGAGGCTCGTGCGGCTGAAGCCTTGTACAAATCTATTGTTGCTCGTGGTGGGTTTAATGAGTTGCAAAACTTACGAAATGCCTCACCAACTGGAGGCGCATTAGGAAATGTATCAAATGCTGAAGGACAACAGTTAAAGAACGCTTTTGCACCATTAGAGTTAACTCAAAACGCATCAGATTTAAAGGCGGCTTTAAAGAGAGCGGCTTTGGAAACAAGAGCATCTGCTGGTCGGATTAAAGATACTTTTGATATGACTTATGAGTATAAAACTCAAGGTGGTCAAGGTGGTCAAGGTGGCGCAAAATCAGACCCATTAGGAATTAGATAATGACAACATTAACCGAAATCCGTAATCAGTATCCACAATATGCTGATATGCCAGACGATGTTTTGGCTAATGCGCTATACAAAAAGTTCTATTCTGATATTCCTCGTGCAGAATTTGACTCTAAAGTAGGTTTAAAACCTGCACAAGCACCTGCACAAGCACCTATTTCACAAACTCCACCTCCTCCAACTTCTGCACAAACGATGTATCGAAATGTGCGTAATGTTGTTGCGCCTACTGTGGAAATGTTAGGAGCGGCAGGTGGTGGACTTCTTGGCACTCCACTTGGCCCGATGGGAATGGTTGGCGGTGCTGGTCTTGGTTATGGGATTGCAAAAGAAGCCTTGAACTTGGGTGATGTTTACTTTGGTGGACAACAACCAAGACAAGGCGCACAAGTATTTACAGAACCAGCACAAAATGTTCTTGAAGGTGCTACCTATGAAACAGGCGGTCGTGTTGTTGCTCCATACATAGGGACTGCTGTACAAAAAGTTACTGAGGCTGGAAGAGGGTTGCTTACTCCTTTTGTAAAAGGCGTTACAGAATCAGATATTGGCAAAAGAATTGGTCTTCCAACTATTGAGGAAGTTAAGGCTTTTGTTAAACCACAACCATCAGCGGCACAGGTTAAGGCGGCTTCTATTGCTTCTCAGGCATTAGGACAAGATTTGCCAAAGGTATTAAGCATCCTTAAAAATGCTCCTGAAAACGCATCTGTGGCAGAAATTACTGCATCTTTAAATAACCCAACTTGGCAATCATTGATTACTAACGCCTTAGAGCGTGATCCACAGTTCTTGAGAAAAGTAAAGTTATTTGGCGAAGAAGAATCATTGAAGGCATTGTCAAAACTTGCTGGTGGCACTAATGCGGCAGAGGTTCGTGGCGTTCTTGAAACTGCTAAAAAGAACTTAAATGCCATGACTACACCCCAAAGAGAGGCGGCTCTAGATCGTGCTAACTTAGGCAAACAAGTGGCTGATTACGAAGCAACTGCTGGAAAACTAAGCGCAGAAGCGGCGGCACAGGTTCAGAAAGTTAAAGACTTGATTGCCGCAGGTGATACCGCAAGAGCCTATGCTCGTCTTGATTTGATTAAGCGCGGCTTACCAGTTGGCGCATCAAAATATACATTTGCTGATGAATTGGCTGAAAAAGCCTTTAATGAGTGGTCAAACAAGGCGGCTCAAGCATCTCTTGATTTAGGTCAAGGTGCTAGGTTTAATCAGCAAGCGGCAAATGCTTTGCGTTCAGTAGGAATTAAGCCGTTAGAAGGCAATCAACTTGTAAGAAACATATCTGCAATTGGAAACAATCCAAACTATGCTGGTAATGACTTATTGCAAGGAGCAATTAAAAATGTTGCTGATGACATAGCACAATGGACTGCTAGTGGTGGCGTGATTGACGCTAGAGCGTTGGATGCTATTAGAAAGAACTCAGTTAATGCGGCTATTGCTAGATTACGGCCTGGCATGGATGCAAACGCACAAAGAAACCTTGCTTCTAGCGTTTTGTCTGACATTAGACCTGCTTTAGTGGATGCTATTGAGCAGTCTGGTGGCAAAGGCTATCGTCAATACTTGGCAGACTACACAAAGGGTATGCAAACTATTGCACAGCGCAAACTTACTGGTGAGGCAATGCGCCTATACAAAACCAATCCTGATGAGTTTGTTCGTCTTGTCCAAAACGAGTCTCCAGAGGCTGTTGAGAAGATTCTTGGCCCAGGAAAATACAACATTGGTGTTGAGTTAGCAGATAGCACAATGGGTGTATTGCGTGATTTGGCAAACAAGCGGCTCACACAAATATCGGTTGCTCAACAATCAACAGAAGGTCAAAAGGCTGTTGCTGAACTTGTTAAACAGAATACATCTCTTGTTCGCTTGCCATCATTCATCAATGTGTTTGCGGCGGCTGGTAATAAAGCCATAAGTGAGTATGAAAAGGCACTTGGCGTTAAAACCATGAAGACTTTGACAGAGGCAATGAAAAACCCACAAAGTGCGGCTAACTTGCTTGATGCTTTGCCTACAAATGAGAAGAATCGTGTTACTCGATTGCTTACAGACCCAAGTAGTTTGAGAACATTAACCCAGTCTGCTCAAGAAACACAGCAAGACTAGGAGTTACCCATTGATCCTTTTTCTCTCCTCATGTTGGCGCAAGGTGCAGTTGGCTTTATTAAGCAAGGCTGTGCAATGCTCCATGAGGGGCGAATGGAACTTGAAGGTGCTAAGAAGACAGTTGAAGGTGTCCTTGCAGATGTCAAGGCAATCAAGGGCATTTGGCAGTGGCTCATTGGCCTACTTAGTGGAAAGCCCAAGTCCAAGCCAACAGAAGAAGCCC